CAGATGGCAACCCAGAGTATCAAGGCATTGACCAAAGTAAACTTGTGCCTTTGCTCGTAGCAACAATCAAAGAACTAGAGGCTCGGATAACACAACTTGAGAGCTAACTCTCTCGCTTCACCTTTACACCCTTATATAAGCTCCTTACAACTTACCCCCTCCCAAGGTCTTCCTATGACACTCACTGAAAAAGATGTGGTGGACATTGCTGCTGCATCAACAGGACTCATGTCGCTTGCAACCTGGCTACCCCCCACTGCTTCCCTATTCACTATCGTCTGGCTCGGTATTCGCATTTGGGAGACAAAAACAGTTCAGCAGTTTGTGCAGAAAAAAACAAGAGAAAAAGACTATGAATATCGAAAGAATCAAAGCGACACTGACTAAGCATGAAGGCCTACGCCTGCACATGTATAAAGACAGTGTGGGTATTTACACCATCGGTGTTGGACACAATTTAGAAGACAAGGGTATCTCTGAAAGAGCTGCTCAGGTCATGCTAGAGGATGACATTGAGGATGCGATTACCGACCTTGAGCGCAACCTTAGCTACTTCAAAGACCTGCCTACTTTGGTAAAAGAAGCCCTTGTTAATCTTTGTTTTAATCTAGGTATTTCAAGACTACTTCAGTTTAAAAAGACTTTAGCCTACCTTAAATCCGGTAAGTATGAGAGGGCAGCAAATGAGGTTTTAGACTCGCGCTATGCATCGCAGGTGGGCTACCGGGCACTGGAGGTCGCTGAGATGATAAGGAGTGCCGAAGATGATTAGTGCACTGATTGGTCCTGTCACAGGATTACTAGACAAAGTTATAGAGGATAAAGATAAGAAGAATGCCATTGCGTTTGAACTTTCTACGATGGCTGAGAGACACGCTCAGGAACTTGCTAAAGCTCAACTTGAAGTTAATAAAACTGAAGCGGCACATCAAAGCCTATTTGTCGCAGGTTGGAGACCGGCTGTGGGTTGGGTATGTGTGCTTGGTATGGCGAGTAACTTTTTGGTTATCCCAGTGGCCAACTTTGCGCTTGCTATGGCTTCATCTGAGGTTGTGGTTCCAATCCTTGATTTAACACAGATGATGCCTGTCCTTATGGGTATGCTTGGGTTAGGCGCAATGAGAACCGCAGAAAAAGTTAAAGGTGTACAAAGGGAGAAGTAAGGATGTTATTAGAGGTTGGGGCTGCATTAAAAATATGTACACAAGCCTACAACGTCATTAATAAAGGCCTTGAGAAGGGCCATTCCGCGATGGATTTAATGGACAGGTTTGGTGCATTTTACGATGCAAAAGACCAAATCACCGCAGCAGAAGAAGCCAGTAAACAAAAGCCTCTGTTAGGGGGTGGTTCAATTGAAGCAGAGGCTCTCAGAATCACTACAGCTAAAATGCGTGTGGCTGAACAAGAGAAACGCTTAAGAGAAATTATCCTTCTGACAGTGCCGAATGGTAAAGAGTTCTATACAGATATGCTTAGACAACGTAAAGCAATACGGCAAAGAATTATAAAGCAAGCGAAAGCGAAAGCTGCACGAAGAAAACACGCTATAAATATTGCTGTGGGTCTCGTGGCCTGTGGTGTGATTGCCATTGTTTACAGCGTGTTGATTAAAGCCATTATAGCCGTTTAGCTATTGTGTCGACCCTTAGAGAATGAAGCGACTATGGAGGCTTTTAATGAGTAAAGGCTCAACCCCTCGGCCTGTTAATCGGGAACAATTTGATAAAAACTTTGATGCTATCTTTGGTAGTGCCGAAAAGAAACGCACTAAGATGGCTAAGTCTAAAAAGACGGCCTCTAAGTGATTTTAGCGTCCAACACAGAACTCCCCTCCTTGCCTTTTTTGGCAGCACCGTTCAGTTTATCGTTATGCTGATCGGTGTTTTTTTAGTTTTTATTCTGTCTACCCTTACACAAACTGTTGACAATCGCCATTTAAGTGGCGTACATTTGACCAGTAGTCCATTGACTATGGGGGTGGCTCCCGACAGTAATTTAGATAAAACGCCTCTTGGCCCACTGTATTTTACAAGGTGGATAGACCAAGGAAACGGCCCTAAACCATCGGACGGTTACGAAGGTTGGGGAAAATAGTCCATTGCCGTTTTTAAGTGTTGTGGAAACGGAATCGAACCACCGACACGAGGATTTTCAGTCCACTGCTCTACCAACTGAGCTACCTGGGCAAATAAGTACTCTAAAAGCGGTAATGGATTTTACTATAGATACATCTATAAGGAAATCCAAAATGAACGCAATTGAGCTAAAAGAAAGCATTAACCACATTGAAGCGGTTGAATTAAGAAACGGTTGGAAAGTAGAAGCAGTCGAAAAAAACGGCAGAAGACATATCATTGCCACTGGGCTACATAAGTGCCCTAAACGTGCCTTTCTCTATGATTTTAAATTCGATAAGCACATAGCAGGCACTGGTGAGCAAAAACTCTGGTTGAGGTGGGTGTGCAAAACGCATGTCAATGAGTCTAGGTACTTTAGACTCTACCGCCCTGCCGGTAAATCATATACCCCTCTACTCCTTGCTGAGTATGACATTGTTAATGTAGATGCCTAGAGGGGGATAGACGTATGGAAACGCTAGAAACTTTTACACACAAAGTTGCCCACCGCCTGTGGGAAGATAAGCACCTAAAGGATAGCAAAAGAAAGGTACTGTGGCTTGCAACATTTAAAGACAACAAGCACAAGCCACTGTCTGACTATAAGCCTGTTGACATCTATGCCTTTTTAGACCATCTCAGCAAAGACATAGGACTAGCCGATGCAACACTAAATCGCTACTTAGCGGCTTTTAGCTGTGTCTTTAAACTCGCTGATGAGTGGGATGAAATTGCTAAACCACCGAAAGTTAAATGGAAGCCCTCTGGGTCAGAGAGGCCTCGTTGTTTTACGCGAGAAGAAGAGCAGGCAATTCTTACACTGTTTAGAAGTAACCCAAAGACAACCTGGGTGGCTGACTTCACGGTGCTGAGTATCAATACTGGTATGCGCTTAGGAGAAATCTTAGGTATTAATAGGAAACTGACTGAAGCAGAAAGTCAAAGAACAGTAGAAGCTGATGAGTTTGACCTGCCTGACTCTGCCAATGAGTGTTTGGGTCTCCCTAAGCCACTTCCTTTAATAAATAAAGGTCTTCTAAAAAACCTTAAAAAGCCCTATGGAGTCATCAGCGACTGTGACCACTTTGTTACCTTGAGTAAGACCAAGAACGGTGAGGAACGCTTGGTAGCACTTAACAGTGCTGCTAGAGAAGCTCTGGCTCGACTTAACAATTGTCCTAGCCAAGTGTTTAACCACAGGAAGTTCTACAACGCTTGGAGTAAGGCTAGGGAGCAGATAGCACCAGGGGATATGAACTTTGTATTCCATGTGTGCAGACACACCACAGCAACCCGGTTAACAATGGACTTTAATACAAGTGGTTTGGCTGTCGGAGAAATCATGGGTCACAAGTCTTTAAGTACGACTAAAAAATACGTACATGCAGACCGTGACAATTTAACAAACATTATGAACAGACTAGACACGAGGAGTGTAGCATGACAGACAACACGAGTTCGAAAAAACACCTCACACTGGTGCAGTGTGTACAGTCAGACAAGCCGCCTTCCACCCCAGAGGATTTCGATAAAATCCGAAAGTGGGTAGACCGTGCGGTAAAGACGCTGCAAACTGCAATAACGCGAGACCTTGAAGATGTACATACTGTTCAAGGGATGGAGGACGAAAAACTGTTACTGAAAAATTGCATTGATGAGGGCACTGCCTTGATTAACGATGCAACGCATATTTTAAAAAGCCTTAGTCAAGAGTTAGGACAATAACAGTTTAATTTCTAATTACTTTCCATATAAACAAAGGGTCACTTATGTGGCCCTTTTTTTATCGGTATAACAAAAATGGTATAAATTTTATGCATTAATGATATAAAGTATTATTACAAATGAAAGTAAGTATCATTTATATTGAGATAGTTAAAGTAGCATATTTTAGTTTTGTCGACCCTTAGAGAATCACGACACAAACTAAAACGCTAGTAGTAAATCGTGGGAGACTTACAATGAATCAAGCCGCAACTGAGTTGCTTGAGGATGAAATACTCCGAGAGCAAAAGATGTTCAGGGAAGGGCGAGAAAGATACATGAGTAGACAAGAGAGGAACTCTTTATCATCTACTCAAACTAATCCACATAAATTAATCACCGATAGCCTGCCGAAAGTTTCAGAGGCTCTTAAAAAAACTATAGTCACTGAGGCAAACAAAAAAGAAGGACGGAAGTATTCATGGTTCGCTGATGTTGTGTCAGTCGATACAGACCTATTAGCCTACATAGGATTAAATACATGCATGGATGCTGTGGCGATTGGTGCCTCATTAACCTCAGCTATCACTAAAATAGGACTAAGGATAGAACTGGAGGCTTGGGCAAAAGGTCTAAAAGAGCATGATAAGGCCTTGTCCAGGCGTATTGAGAATAAAGTCACCAGAGACCACTCCAGTGAACGCTACCGTGTTAAAGCGGCCAGAATTATTGCGAGTAAAGGCGGCTATGAGATACCTAAGTGGACTGAAGAAAGGCGCGTCAAAGCTGCTGCCCCAGTAATCAATGCCATTTTAGAGCACAGTGGTATTTTTGATGTGTGGGAGCAGAGCAGGCCCAAGAATACAGTAAGGCGCATTGGTCTAACTACAGAGGCATCAGACCGTTTAGCCATGATGGACTTCCAGTCTTCTTGGCAAGAACCCATGCTTGCCCCCATGATTGTTGAACCTAAGCCTTGGACCAGTTTTGACACAGGGTGTTACTACGATGAGGTCACCTCTGCCCTAGTGCCTCTGGTGCGTGGTGCTGTCCATTCACAGGCGAAAGCGATTGAACACCAGTTTAAAGACAATAAAGAACTACCTGACTATGTAGAGGCTTTAAATGCGATACAGAGTACCCCCCTGTGTATTAATCGCTATGTCTTAGAGGCGGTTAACTGGGCGTGGGAGCAAGGGCTGTCTTTTGGCAAGTTCCCACGTAGAGACAAGTTAGAGCACTTAAAAAGACCCGATAACTGGGAAGATATGTCTGCCTTTGACCGCAAGGGGTGGACACTTAAAGCTAGAGAGGTAAGAACTAAAAATCGGGAGATTGATGGCTCCAGAGCCTTGATGCTTCAGGACCTTACCACAGCCAATGAACTAGTCACCTTTGAGCAGTTCTGGCTACCTTGGAACTTTGATTTTAGAGGTAGGGTCTACCCAGTGCCACACTTTAGCTACCACCGCGATGACCACATTAAAAGTCTGTTCTTACTGAAAAACGGTAAGCCGATGGATGACAATGCGGCCTTCTGGTTAGCCGTGCATATTGCCAATGTGGGGGACTTTGGGAAAATCTCTAAGCAGTCCCTAGAGACTAGAGTGCAGTGGGTGGAAGATAATAAAGACAAGCTCTATGATGTGGGTAGAAATGCAGTAGCTACCTTTGATTACTGGAGCACCGCAGATAAGCCTTTTCAATTCCTAGCGGCCTGCCATGAGTTTGCTAATTATATGGACTATGGCGATGACTATGTCTGTGGCCTAGCCCCTGCATTAGACGGCACTAACTCTGGTGTTCAGCACTATGCAGCAGCCTCTTTAAATGAAGCAGATGGCAAGTTAGTTAACTTAGTCCCCTCTGACAAGCCTCAAGATATTTATGCCACAGTGGCCGAGGTTGTAAGGACTAAGTTAGTTAACACTGAGGATGCCCTGGCTAAAAAGTGGCTAGAATTTGGTATTCACCGTAGTACCGTCAAACGTAACACCATGACCTATGGATACAGTAGTGCCAAGTTTGGCTTTGGGGACCAACTCTTTGAAGATATTATGCGTCCTCTC